GTTATGAGCCCTCGAAAGCGACTCACTTTTATTTATATAAATTAGTTATGACTTTTATCAATAAACTCAAAAAAGATCATTACTTTTTTGCATAGAGTTTATAAAGAGGAGTTATGACCTTTTCAGTTCCCACTTTATATTAAGTAGACTGTAAGCAAGTCTTCGAAACAACGAAGGCTTATTGTCTAATTGCAAAAGCATGTACTCTGGTTGTGGAGTGATATAACCTATCGTTCCACCGTAAGCACTAAAAGAAAAGTCTTGAATACATATCACGGAGTTAGAAGTAGCTATGTAATCTAGATGTAAAGGTAACTGCTCTTTCTCTATCATGATGCTATATATTTGATTCCTAACCAGTTTGCTATTTTAGTTTTAATCCAAGTCTGCCTTTCTTGACGAATATGTAGTCCATTATTAGTCACTTGTAACTGCGTCACACTCAATCCAGAGTTTGTGGTACCAGTTATGGACAGTTGCGAATTGGTGCTTAATCCATCGAACAAATCGGTTTGGCAGTATAGGCTCTTTGGGTCATATGGAAAGTCAAACGATAGTTGCTCTGGATCTATATCATAGAATCTAAAACTTAGTTGGTCTTTATTGTACATATCTAAACTCCCGTTGAACCAAATCCGCCTTCACGATCAGTCTTAGGCTCTGGCTCTACATCAACTACAGTGAATTCCAGTTGCGCTTTCTGATCTACAACTTCACCTTGAGCAACCCGCATGCCGTCAAGAATTGCGAATGGATCGCTAGAGATGTTATATAGCATAACGAATGTTTGGTTAGTATAGTCTGCATCAATAATGCCTTCACAGTTTGCTATTGTAATGCCATTCTTCCAAGCTAAACCTGAACGTGCATGAATTCTTAGAGACTGGCTTTCATGTAAGTCGAACACTAAACCAGTTGGCACTAGACATCGTTCACCACTATAGATAGTGATACCTCGTTTTCCGTTTAAGAGTTCGTGCATGGGGCGTTTAGTTTTGGTGTTGTTGTGACCGTATACTGCGAGACTATCTTCTTCACGAAGAGATGCCGATAAGTCGAAGCATGCCGCCCATTCGCTACCATACGTTGGTAGATGCGCTTCAGGAAAGAGTTTATAAATCTTTAGTTCGTCACCCATGTGTATGTCATGCATATCTCCCATTCGATCATCGAGAGAGTACGTCAACGTATATGGGGGGACTGGTACAGTTTGTGTCCAGTTCTCAGCCAACTGCTGATTTGCAGTGCCGATATGGAGTTCAGATGCCAATGTATCGATATCTTCTTGCGTCATAATATATTCCTTGTTTTAAATTGTATAAAGTATTATCGCTTCTTGCCTATGCTGTATTTGGCAATCAACTCCCACTGGTCTTTCTCTTTGAAAGGAAGAATCTTGATCTGAGATAAAGGAGCAACTGGCTCTGCAATCTTAGATAGGTCAACTGACTTAATCAGTTCCCACTCTTCTAACAAGGTAACAATCATGTTTCTACGGGCACGATCTTCTTCAGAGAAGTCGTTAGTTTTGCCGTCTAGCATGAATAGTTCTTTGAAGTGTACGATGTAGTACTTACCCTGCTTATGCAAGATATGGCACGACTGGTATAGTTTCTGTTCTTTTTTAGAGGCAATGCCAATTCGAGTCAAGGTCTCTTTGACCTTAAGAAAACTCTCTTCATTAGGCAATGTGACCTCAACGAGTTTATCTATTAAATTCATCTTTTAATTCCACCTGTGTCTTGTTGTTTTTTCATAATGCCTAACTGTTCACTAGACAACAAAGACAAATACTCTTGACCGATAACTCTATTACATTTATAATAGTCACACACCAATTCAAGGTCCTCATTACTAGCATTCTTAACCCACTTGCTAAATCGCTTCTTAGGTCTAATGCTATTTATAAGACACTCGTACTGGGGTCGCTTATCCAGATGGTGACATTGGTTCATGAGATTAGCGTGGAGTATGGTATCAGGAAAGTAAGACAAAGCTTTGTTGACTAGCCATGGCTCGTAACCCTTCTCAGCGAGTACATCGTTCTCGCTATCACGCATCATATTCTTTTTGGTAAAATTTATACTGTTTACATACTCAAACGGAGAACTCATCGTTATGCTCCTTATCAATTGTATCTTGATTCACATCATCACTACATTCTTTACACAGATATGCAACACCTTCACCGTCAAGGTATTTATAACGAACTTCAGCGGGATTCTTACCAACTAAAGCTTCGCACATCAAGCATATCTTATCCGCAGTCTTACTGAAAGGATTGAGTTTCATTTCCAATCAACTTCGGCCATAAGAGTGGCTAATGCCGCAACACGATTAATCTCAGTGTTTGCAACGAAAGCTTCTTTGTACTGATACTCGGACAAGATGATAATGGCATCAGCAATGCTTTGTGTGGAATTAACCTTAGATGGTAATACATCATATAGTTGACGATACAGAACAGCGGAATCTACGTCAATGTTCTCAGCAACCCACTTACGTGTGGCAGTGAAATCTTTGCTCTTCATTAGATCGATTAGACCACTGATACTATCACCAGATTTATTAGCTAGGATGCCAGCATTAATATTACCAGTAGTAGCATAACGCTGTAATTCATTAAGCACTCTGCGCCAATCAGGGAAATATAATTGCACAAGTTCAGCCACAGATTTTTGATCATAAGTTACACCTTCATCAGTTAGTATTTTGCAAACACGCTTATAGAACTGTGAAGCAAGTTTGGGCTTATCACCCTTTTCGATTGAGAATTCAACAACACTACAACGAGAGTGTAGAGGCTCAATGATCCTGTTCTTAAAGTTACAGGTCATGATAAAGCCACAGTTCTTTGAGAACTCTTCCATAAAGTTACGGAGTGCGGGCTGTGTCGAATTTGGATTTAGATAGTCTGCTTCGTCTAGGATCACATACTTGCGACCACCAGTGAAAGATACACTAGAAGCAAAGTTAGAAATTTCATATCGAAGTGTATCGATATTACCGTTCATAGAACCGTTAATTGTTATATAGTCAGAACCAATCTCTTCTAACATAGCCTTTGCGATAGTAGTCTTACCTATACCTGCACGACCAGAGAGTAAAAGATTTGGTACGTTTTTCTGATCTACCATCTGCTGAAAAGTCGCTTTCAGTTCGGCAGGTAAAATGGCATCAGATACCGTCTGTGGGCGATACTTCTCAACCCATAAAAAATTGTCTTGCATAATAAAACTCCATAATATATTTACATCACATCAGTATATAATAAAAGAAAGAGGTAGTCAAGACTTTTCTCAACTACCTCTCTCAGTTTTAGCTTAAGCCGAAGGGGCTTCTGCTGGTGCTTCTGCTGTTGCAGGCGTAGGTGCTTCACCCGGAAGTGTTACATCTTGACCATTCTCTTTAGCATGACGCAAGAATGCCATAAAGCGTTCACGTACCATGCCTACTGAAGCCATTTCTTCTCCGCGGAATGCACCACGAGGTGAAACTGCATCAATGATTTGAACAGCCGCAGAAATATCCTGCAATGAAAGACCTGGCGCTTGCTCTTCTGTGCTAGCCTGGTCTTCTACTTGTGCTTCACCTGAAGCTACTTGGTTTTCATCTGTCATAATATTCTCCTATATTTATGATTTTAACGAGATTCGATTGCAATCCAGTATTGGACTTTATCGGATTTAAAGTGTGCCATACCTTTAGAAGACAATGTGACCTCGTAGTCGGTTGGTACTAGTTTTAGATTATCTGTTTTGATAATCATGTTAAAGGGTGGTGTCTCAACACCTTCAGCAATAATCACATCGTAACTATCGGCTGTTGATGTCTTGCTATCTACAGCGGAGAGAGTAATAGTACTCCCGTCACTAGAGAAAGCAACTTCTGGCAACTGTAGTACGCCCGTGGCACGGATCACACTGTCAATAGCTTGCCAGCTAACATTGATTGTAGCCTCTGGATCAGGAACAACAATGTCCTTCTCGGGAGGGGATACGATCAATGATTCAGAAGTGTAGGTGTATTTGAGTTCGCTTTTACCACCCTTAATAGTAAAACGATCTGTACCAAATACGACTTCTGGATTTTCGAATAAAGATAGAGTTGCCAAGAATCTTGACAAGTCATATACGCCTGCTTGTTGCTCAACAGTCTCACCTATTGTTGCCGCAGCCATAACAGTTTTCTGTGGGGAGATTGTTCGAATTACCGACCCTGCCTTAAAGACAATACTTGGGTTGATACTCGAAAAGTTCTTGAGTACGCTCATTGTTTCATTACTAAATTTCATATTTTATTCACCTTGTTTATATTAAAAATCATCTTCACTCTGCTCTTATTATTTATAGCAGAACACCCTAAACTTCTCACGATAGATTGTACTCCTTCTGTTTTTCTTTCATTTCATCACTCATTGCCATCACACTCTCGGCTCTTGCTAACTGCGTTTCTATCCACTTGGCACAGTCTTTAGCTGACATAGCATCATCTTTCAATGCAGGCATACGATCATCTTCACCGATATCACGCATAACTGAAGTTGATAGCATCAATGCTCCAGCCATAATCATACAAACGTGCGGTAAGCCTGATCCAGTTGGACCGTCATCGTAATCTTTTCTACGTTCGAAGTCATCAATATGGCGCTTCAGACTATCAATCATCTGTTGCCATGGTAGACCCTTCTCCCAGTTACGATCAGCATACTTCAATGCACCGTATTCTAGTGCGGCAGCCCCTGCGGCAATACCCTCTAGGGGAACTTGTCTCATGTAAGGAGTACCTAATGCTTCTCTTAAAGCACCTGTCTTAGACTCACCAAAATTCTCTTTATTCATCGTGTAGTTTGCTCCAAGTCGTGTTCGGCTCTATGTATAGTTTGTAATCTCATAACATCTGCCGCAACGTCATGTGAACTATCGTGTGCAATGAAAGCTGTCTTCCAATACTCTTCATCAGCTACAGGAACAAAACCATTTCTTGTTGTGTAGTTGAACTTAGCATCGATGTGACTACGAACATCTCTAGCTTTATAGAACTTAAGGTATTGGTTAAACGAGTCTACTCTATCAGTAGCAAGCATCAGTCTATTCAATATGACTGGATCAAAAGTATTACCCCTTGACCACCAATAATCTACATTCTTTTCTTCTCTAAGATATGTGAGTATTGTATCACAAAACTCTACTGCTGTCAAGTCATTTGTTGAACGATTTAATTTGTCTCGTGCAAGCTTAGGTAAACTTTCCCACCAAGCAACATCTGCTTTAGTAAAGCTACATCCGTAATTATTCATTTGATCAGATACATCAGCCTTTACGGTCTGAACTGTACCAGCAATCTCTTCAAAGGTATAAGGATCTTCGAGAAACCTGTCCCATTCAAATATGGTATAGGCAACGTCAACTACAGGACAAACGAATACGTTCGCACCAATAGTTTCTAAATCGAATATAAAGTCTTTTCTACCCTTCTTCATTATGCTACCTCACTAAAGCCACAGATAGCAACTTTATAAGTTCTACCGTTAGCGATCATTAAGTCATTCATTGAAGTAGAGCGAAGACCGTAAGTCTTGCCATTGCTCTCGATAAGTGGAGCTAGGACAGTAACGTTTGGATTCTCATCATTGTTATCTTCGACATCTGTTCGAGACCAAGAGCCCATAATGTTGTTAGTCCATCGATAAGCATACTCTAATGCTTCATCTACTGTAGCTAAGGCAGGAGAATTAACTTCTGCGACTGTCACTGGGTCTTTTTCGAACGCATTGTGAATCACTGTTACTATCATAATGTTATCTCTCCACTTGTTAATCTTAGTTCAAGGTCTACTGGGACAGCCAGCTTCCATTTATTGCTAAATCCGTGAAAGGGCTTTTCATCTGACGCAATACCCATCTCTCTTTACTGTAGTTCTCTAGCATCTATCTCTCCTGATAATACGATTGCAAGTTCTTTATAGTAATTCCATAATAGATAGAACTCAGTTTTATTGTAACAACCTTTAGTTCCAGTCAATCTATTTTTTATTACATTGAATTTATCATCATTTTCTTTTACAACCATTATATGAGATAGCATTACTTCCTTCATACTAGGTTCTTCACTTACGATTGTTAATGTATACTCATGGGACATTTATAATCTCTCTTTTGTTATCTTATGTACGTATTATCGCATACTATTAGGTGTTTGTCAACCTTTATTTGCAATTTAATTAAACTTTCTTGCAGACGCTTTCTGGTTGCTGAAGTCTCCGTACTTCATAGACTTCTTACCGTGACACATTTTACAGATCGTCTTGACGTTCTCTGGATTATTATTATTGTGATCACCATCAGTGTGTTCTAAATCTAGGGCATTCAACATACTTAAAGCAACAAAGGCAGAAGCATCTACTGGACAAATCCAACCTAGATGACCGTCAGTGTTTTCGCAATAAGTTTTCTTATGAATTGTAATGCCCGTCATAGCATTACCTCTAATACCTGTAGCACGTGATTTGTAACAGGTACCGCATTCAGTCTTGAATGACCAGTTATCCCAAGCACGTACTTGTACGTTGCGATTACAGCCAGGATTAATACAGAGTGGCAGTAGGTTTCCCTCATCTATAAACTTCTTCTTCATGTTCATACTGTTCGTCATAACGTTCATCATAATCAATACACTCTCACTAGTAACTTTATCTATGTACACAGTATAGCAAACTGGTAGGCAATGTCAAGTACTATTTCATTTATTATGCATTCTTCCAGTCGAAGTTAGTTTCTAGTTCCATGCCGTAATTGTTTATGCCTGAAGGTAACTGAATACCAGGCTTAAGTTTCATCTCATTGATTTTGAATGGACCGTAGTCTACCCAATGATGCCATCTGCCATAACGCCAAACGAGACGTGCCACATCTGGATGCATATCAACCAACATCTGGGACTTGTTAACTGTACCCTCTGTGTTGTAACCAGTATCCTTGAACTCTTCATTCTCAGTATTTTCTGCGTGATAGAACTCAGCAGTATTACCACCAGAAACAGTTTGTGTTGCCGCTTTACCTTGAAGGAACTGATTGAACTGCACACATACGTCACCATCTTTCATCACTCGTAAACAGATATCAGTGTCTTCATTATAACGTCCACGCCAGCGATGCTTACAATCATTACGAATGAGCAACGTTGAATATATACGAGTATTAGCAACAAATGCTGGATACTTATGCGTAGGAGCAACAAAGAAACGATACTGTGGACCTGCAATGTAAACGTTATCATAGCGACTAACGAAATCTTCCATGACTTGAAAACCTACACCACTTTCGAAGCGGATACGTTGATTATCATGTAGACGATAGAAGTCAGAGATGTTATCATCTAGAACCCAGTGACTTGTTGCACCGATGCTACTTGAATGATCCCATGCCCAGTTTCTAGCACGACCAGGACCATCACCGTGATTGGAGAATGGTGCGACTAGTAGTGTTACGTAATCTCTCATGTTAAAGGTATCAAGTGCTTTATCATAATCGTCATGATCTTGCGGCTCGATAACAATATAATGTGGTATCTGCATACGAGAAAGTGAACGAGATGTAAACATAGAGTCGGCACGACCCTTTGATACTATGTACATAGGATGCTCAGGGAGCGTTCTACCAGCTGGTTGTACCCAACGAAGTAATCTATTGCGAATTATCTTCTGTTCTGGATGCCATATCCACTTAGTTTTATCAGTCATGCTTTGAGCGATTCGATTTGAGAACTCATCGTAGTGTGCTTTAGTACGGAACTTCATAGTGATAGTTCTTAACGCTAATGCCCATTCTTGCGAGTAATCTGGCATACCGTGCCAATGGTCTTTCCATGCTTCATCTTCTTTAGCATTAGGATCAACTTCGACTTCAACACCATCTAGTATGCAAGATACAGCTTGATCTCTAATTTTAGGTGAGAGTCTAGTCGCATCTATGGTAACAGGCTCTTCATCTTCGTCACCAAACAGACTTAACTCTGGGTTATGTAGGGGATAGTAAGCAGACTTTACATTGTTTGGTATCATCTGATTCAGTTTAGTACAGAAATCTACGAGGTCATCGTTAGTTCTGAAGTGTACCTTAACAGCTTTCCATACGTCAGATTCCAGAGAACTCTTCGCTTTGGTCGTGTCTTGTAACACAACTGGTAATGGCTCATCAAAGAACTTATCAAGACCTATGCTATAAGAGTCATTATTACGAGCATCAGCTTCCATATAATTATCGTAACCCGAACTCTCGCTGATTACTGGTTTTGGTGTGTCTGTCATGTAAAAAACTCCGTCAAATCTGAATATGCTTTATTCTTGTCATTATAGCGC